ATTATTGTTAATTTCATTTTCATAGATGCCGCTTTTGATGGTTAAATCAGCACGTTTGACAAAAATTGTATTTTGAGCAGTACTCGTGGTCAGCTTGCCGCCGGTGGCACTGTCCATTAGTGTTACATGGCATCCATTTGTGAGGTTCAATGCGGCAGCACTGGCTGTACTCGTCCATGTTTTGCCGTTTAAGTCAATCGTAAACGTACCGGAGCTGACCTCCACCATATCCACCGTAGTGGCGTCGGCAAGCAGCTTGACCGTGCTGTTTGGCTTGCTTTTTGCCGCAGTGATGGCTGTTTCCAGCGTGGGGTACTTAAAGGTCAGTCCGCCGGATGATGTCACTTCATAATTGCCTTCGGCAGATGTAACATAAAGCGTTGCGTTATCCGAATTTACCGTATAGCCATCGCAGGTTACGGCGCAGTAATAAGTATAAGTGCCATCCGCAAGACCGGTTTCAGCCGTATAGCTTGCGCTTGTCGCTCCGCTCATGGCTGCGCTGTCCTTATACCACTGATAGGTGATGGTTTCCCCGGAATCGGCAGGTGTAAGCTCGCATGAAGAATGGCAAAATCTTGCATGAAGAATGGCAAAAATATTTTTATTGAGAATGTCGTTCAAAATGTCATTGGAAATGATAATAATAATTTAAAAAAGAGGAGAGCGTCTCCTCTTTTTTATGTATCTGAACTTAAATAAAACCACTTTTAAAGTATATTTAAACCCTTATTTAATATCCTTTAAATCAGGTATATATTTAATAATATCTTCTATACCGCAATTTAGAGCTACGCACATTTTGTCTAAATTTTTAATGCTTAGCATCTTACAATCGTTATTGCACATATAACTTATGGTAGCCTCTCGAATACCTGTTTTATTGTGCAAGTCCCTTTGTGTTAATCCCATCTCTTGAAGTAAATCATATAATCGTATTCTCACCATACTATATACCTCCTAAAATATTATTTAGGGGTATACTATCACCTTTTTATGACGGACAAAACCATCAAAGTTATCTTTACGTTTTTCGTAAATATAGTCCAAAAAAAAGAAGCTTATTTAAAATTCTTAATAATAAGTTCTCTGTAAACCTTGTTTTTCCCATACTTAGCCATTAGGTTATTTTGCCTTGAAACTTCTTCAATTTCAAAATCCTTGTACAATTCTTTTATGTAGGGATTATCGTTATAGGATAAAATAAACTTACCTTTAATATTGCTTAAAATTCTCTTTAGAAGAACATGTTGCTCCTCGTCAAAAACAAAATTACCTGTGTCATAAAACTGCTCCGCATTAAAATAAGGGGGGTCACAATAAAAAAGAGTACCACTGCTATCATAAGCCCTTATAACCTCATTAAAACTCCTGTTTTCAATTATTACTTTTGAGAGCCTGTCCCGAATATCTGTAATTTTATTAAAATTAGCTATTTTCCTTGGTTTTAATCCATATACTTTTGTTTTAGAACCATAGGAAGCTTTTATCAAATATAAATATCTTGCAGCTCTTTGAATATCAGTTAAAGTTTCGATACCTTGATTTTTAAAACAGTTAAATATTTCTCTTGAATTTAAAGTGTATTCCATTTCTTTTTCGATCGCTTCAGGATGATATTTAACACATCTGAAAAGATTAACAAGCTCACTATTAATATCATTATATACCTCAACATCAGCATGCTTATCTTTATAAAATAATACCCAGCCTGCGCCGCCAAAAACTTCAACATATTTATTTATGTTTTCTGGAAATTGGTTGCATATATGTTTACGCAGCAGTTTTTTGCCGCCTATCCAACTGATAAAACTGTCCATTTAAAACAACTCCTTACATATAATATTTGCCTCCTTTTTTATTTGTTTTTCTTTTTTTATTTTAAATAGAGGGAGGCAAGCTCCCTCTGTACAATAATTAATAATTATGTACTACTAGATTAATCTATCGGATTGCCATGCATATCAAGTCCAAGAACGGCCAAAGTTTCTATTGCCGGCTGCCTGTATCTTTCTATTATTGTCCCTGCGGAGCCGTTGGGCTTATCATCTGCTGTTCTCTTACCCGCAATTATTAAAGCTACATATAAATCTAACATAATACTATCTACTTCCTTTCTTTTAAATATTAATATAAATAATGACTTAAAAAGTATCATTTTGAAGCCTCTGCATCTAATCTTTCATAGACCTCTGCTATGGCGGAGGCTAAGGTTAGCATCATTTCCTGCGTATAGTTTTGGTCGCTTTCATATTTTTCGGACAAGGATTTTAACTGTTCGGATATCGTCTCTAAAGGCGTGGGAATAGGTTCTTGGGGTGTTTCGGGTTCCGGCTCTTCGATTGGCGATTCAGGAACGTACCCCTCTATCTCTCGAACTTCATATAAAACGGCCTTATTCTCCAAGTCTGCATAATAAAAAACATATTCATTTTCCTTTACTTCAACTCGGGGAAGTTTTTCAATTTCGATACATTTACCTTCGTCCTCTTTTTTTAATAATTTTTTGTTGTAAACTTTTCTTCCGTTTTCAAAAAGATACATAACGCACCTCCCTTTTACTTTTCTACCTTTTTGTATCCTATGAGCTTGCGAAGTGGGATTCTCAAAAAGAAGCCTACTCTAGTTGGGCTTGTTCCTAGGCCTATACTTTTAAAATATAAAAAGTTATTGCTGCAAAAGAATGGATACATTCCATAGTTCGTAATACTGGAAGTCTTGCGCACGCCTTCTATGCCTATATCGTTTGAAACAAAAGTCTTTCTGTTATCTCCTAACTCAATTTTAATATGCTTTTTTAACGAAGGACCCATGAGAAAAACTATGTAACTTGACCACGCGCTCCCCCAATTAAAGCTGTGTACGTATCCTTTATAAACTATATTACTGTGGGAACCTTTATCTAAAAATCCAAACCAATAATTACCAAGTTCATACCCTGCGGCTATAGGCTTAAAAGTCGTCGCAAACGCCTTATTATCCTCTTGAACTCTTATAAGATATAATTCAGTCAGAAGGTTCGTAAGTAAAGTTTCGTTCGTGGGTTCCACCGCCCGCGTCGGATAGGAAATTAGTCCATTCTCTACTGGAAAACTGTAATTTAAAAGAAGCATTTCTTTATAGTAAGTGCTGTTATTGTCGGGTTTTCTTACGCAAGATAGAAGAAAAACATTATCGTTACTTGCTATAATTCTTGGAAAGTAATATGTATTCGACCCTGAAAAAAAAGTATATCTCCTCCCCGCAAAAATAATATCTAGGTTTTTAGGGTTTAGAGCATACATTGATACGTATGATATTGAGTTCGTGTCAGAGGTTCCTGCGCAAAAAACCAAAGAATTTCCTCCCACAGCAAATCCGCCCTTGCTATTATAAGTTGACGGACCATAATATTCTGCTATTTTTTCCAAATCATAACTATACAAATATATGTATCTTCCACTAGAGAAATATATCCCATTCTTATGAGGTTTTATAAAGTATTCGTCAGACAGAAGAGGGTCAAAATCAATTCTTTTTTCTTCTTCCAAGCTGTCTTTGTTAAACTTAATTATTCTTCTTTTACTGAAAGTGTAAACGCTGCTGCCTTCTGCAAAAAATACATAATCTGTTCCATCGGTGGAAGTTTCAGCTTGAAGCGAGAAAGTTTCTTCATCGTACCTCATTAATGTTCCAGTATAATGTCTAAAATAGATAGAATTTTTATGGCAATGCATTTTCACAGATGAACGGCCGGGGATAAAGTCGTTGCTTGAATCATAAATTTGAGCTAAAACCGGCATAGGTTTTCCGAAATTAACCTCAACTGCTTCCGCGACATCTAAATCGTCCAAATTCGGCCCCTCGCCAAATACCGGATAATATTTATCTCCGTTTATATCGGCTATAGGAGCTAAATCTAATGGGGTACTCAAGTCACTATTGACCGCTTTCTTAATCTCTGCCCAGCTCATTAAACCACTTCCTCTCTTATACTTCCATCTTCTTCAAACATAGTATTTACTATGCTTTGGCTTTTGATAGTTTCCCCGTCTTCCTGATATACTGTAACTGTGGCTGAAATGCTTCCATCTTCATTAAAAGCTGTGTGCCTTTCGGCAACTAAGATATTATCAAGCTTTTTCCTTATAGTCTCTTTTATATTGCCGTCTTGAAGGAACTCTGTTATTTTGTCAACTTGACTTAAAGCCGCCAGATTATCAAAATCATAAGTCTGGAGCATTGCAATATCCGTCTTTGCAGAGCCAAACCAATAATCAAAATCATTCTTCCGGCTTGTAAGGGCTGCCTCAAATTCTGCGCCTTGTTCCTGAAGCTGATTTTCGAAGCTTACCTCATAGAAATTCATTTTCTCAAAGAACTTATCCGTAAAGTCCTGAAACATACCTTCGGTTTCAGCCGTTATGAGGGAGTTCATTAATCCGCATAAATCGGAATTCAGCCTTTCATCTGTTATATCCGCTGCCTTTATGACTGTGGCTCCGGCGGAAAGTCTTACTTGTGCAAGGGATAGTTCGTAAATATTATTATTCCGGGTAAGCTGAGGGGCCGTAGGGCTTAAGGAGGGGCTGCCCGTTATAACAACAGGCATTACTTTTCTAACCGCTATGGTTCTGTCAAGTCGTAATACTATCCGGTCTATCCTCGGCAGCTCCGGATGCGCCAAAGGGTGCGGTACTGTATAGTAACGCCCGTTTTCAATATCAGCTTCACTTTTGAAAAAATAGCCGTTAATGTTTGCATAGCCTTCATCCAGCCTCGTATACATGCCACTTCCGTCTGCTGTTATTTGCAGATTAGTACCGCCGTTTCTTATGCCGTTTCCTAAAAACATGCTGATATATTTGGCCCAATCTTCAGCTAAAAGCTCCCTTGGGTCGTCGGTCGTGGAATCAAAATGCCCATACCAGATTTTCGCCATTTTATCACGTCCTTTCTATCTTATTTCCGGCTTCATTTTTAGTACGGTAAACACATTCGGCAGCTCATACCCGAATTTGATTTCATATTTATAGCCGGTTTGCCTTTCCCATATTTCAATAACTTCGGTCACTCTCGTTTCAATAAATCTTTCAATACGGTTGATATAAACGCTAACTTTATCCCCTAAGAAGAAATCCTCTTCAAAAATAAAGGCCCTTGGAAGGGCATCGGCTTCAATGCTTTTAATATACTTAAATTCTGAAAGCTTCTGTTGTCCGTAATACGTAAGCTCTGATATATTCTCCGTACTGCCGCAGTCGATAAACTGCTCGAATCGGTCAACCCCTTCGTATTCTGTCCCAAGGGTGTAAATCAGCCGGTTTTCATCTTCTCCGCCTCCGCCGCAGATGCCGGTAGTGCGGTAATTTATAAAATCTTCTGTATAAATATAGGAGCCGATATTTTTGTATTCCAGCTTAAAGGTAACAGGGGAAACGACCGTCTGAGAAATGGTCCTGTCAACGCCTAAATTAACATCATAAATAATCTTTTTCCTTGGATAATCGAATACAGCCTTCCAGCCTATATCATACTTTTCTGCGATTTCTTTGATAACCTCGTTCAGGGGCTGATACCGGGCCTGCCATACAGCATTAACGCCTCGGGCAAGGTCTTCTGCCAACTCTATAAAGGGTATGTTTCTGCCGGCACTTGTGGCATTGGTTATATTCCTGCGGAGATAATGCTTTATGACCGTCTCTGCCTTTCCCGATACCCTGTCCCAGCCGTAGGCTGTGGGATTCTCTGCTTTCGTGGGTGGGATAGCAATGCGCTGCTTCACAAAGCCTTTGCCGGTGTCTCCATAAATGGCAAGGTCTACGCCTTCCCTGCCTTCCGTAAGGGTAAAATTTCTGATTACGCCGAACTTTTCCATATTGCCGTTAATCAAAATGAAATTACCTCTTTGGCAAAGCTTATCGGCATAGGCCTTATCTGGGTGCATATGGATTTCAAAGCTTCCGATACCGTAATGGGAGCGTGTAAACTGTACGCTTTCAGCGTTCTTTACGGCGCCTATCCAGTTAAAATCCTTATCGTATATCCTAATTTCACAATCCATAATTACACCCCCGCATATAAAAGCTTAAATATAAGCCTTACTTTGACCTTTTTATTTTCATCATCGGAAGTGAATATCAGTTCGTTTTCCCCTGGTTGAAGGGTAAATAAAGTGGAATCAAAGCTTAAATACCCATAGGCATTACTGCGGGTTTCGTTGATGCCGTCCGTCTCGATAAGCTCCACCTTAAGGTTTTCAGGGTCCGTGTTGATATACAGCTTATCAAAGGTATTGAGATGCTTTTCTACCTTAATAAATTCCCCTGTGCTTTTATTTTTAATGGTAGGATTATAGGAACCGCCGTCTATGTATATTTCCATATGAGCAGGGCTGTCACCGTTATTATCCACTATGGCCCGATAGCCTAATGTTCCGAAAAATCCCGGCGTTCTAAGAGGGAACTGTAAGCCTCCTTCTACATAAGCAAGACTTACAACTGTCTTTTCATAATCCTGCCAGAAAGGGGAAGGGCATTCGAAGCTTATGTTAAGTGTAGTTACGGACCGAACTTTATCTACATAAGGAGCTTCCCGGCAAAATGCCGCTATTGCCCATCTGCCGTTATCGTTTTCATAGATTAGCTTTCCTACCCCGAGGCTTGGATTTAATACACTCATAAGCTTGCGCCTTTCAGCATACATCTGCTTAATGTCGCCGCCGGAATCCACTACATGGCCTGTAAGAGTGATTACACGGCTGTCTAAAACAATATCATGAAGGGTATAGCCGCTCTGCCCTACGGACTGAGTAAATACAGGCTCAACAGGCGGAATACTTATACCGTCCAGTTTCCATATAACAAAAGGGTCTTGAGACAGAAATTCTACCTCAAAACCCCGGGCATTTATAAATTTTAATCGTTGCATAGCATCAGTCCTTACACATATTTCAAAGCGTCCTGCAGAGCCTTTTTGCTCTCTCTGGCCACTTTAGCAGGGCTTGCAGTGGGCATATTATTGCTTTGATAGAGCTGTACATTATTGTTAGTAATAGATGGACTTTGGGTCATAGTTGCGGCCTGCGCGCTCGCTACATTGGCAGAATAGCTATCAGTAGAGGACATGATATCGGCTACCATTTCATTAAAAGCGTTTCGCCACGCCGCCCCTGCCGATGCTCCTGCATCTGCAAACTCAGAGACACGCTCTTTAAGCTTATCAAGTATATTTGTGGTACTTTGGTTCATAAGCTTTTCGATTTCAGTGTTATTAGCCTTTGTATCGTCCTCTTTCTGCTTGAGGAAAGCGGCGTAATCCCTTTTTTGCGTTGCTAAAGTTTGCTTAAGGTCGTCTATAGATTTTTTATTATTTTTTTCTAAAGCACTTAATTCTTCCTCAAGCTTTTTGGTATAGCTTTCAAGGGCTTCTTCATGCATAGCGATTTCAGCATCTCTTTTTTCCTGCAAGGCCTCTTTCTGCTCGGAAAGATTATTTTTTGCCAAGTCTATTTTCTCTCTGTAGCTTTCCTTCTCGTCTTCAAGGGATTCTTTCCGCTTACGCTTCTCATTTTCCGCGGTAAGATTTGCAATTTCCTTCTGAAGCTCATATTTATTGCTGTCGTCGGTTTCGAACTTTAAGGTCTCTTTCAGGCGATTTATTTTGTCTTGATAATCTTCATCGGCTTCTTGGCGTTCCTCTGCTTTCAAAAGGGCATCTATGGCCTTTATTTTATCCTCGTAGATGGCAATTTCAGCATCAGCCGCCGCTTCTGCCGCTTTTATTTCCTCGTCATAACGTTTCTTCACTTCATCAATCAGGCCTTTGGTTCTTTCCTTTTCGGCAGAAATGGCCTCCTTGATTTTCTCTTTCTGAAGGGCAAGTATTTCGGCTTCTATCTTTTCCATAGCTTTGAGCCGGTCTTCGTTTTCTTTCTCATAAAGCTTCTGCCGGTCCGCTATTTCTTCAATAGTAAGGTCTTTCATCTTATCGACGAAGATTTTTTTCTGCTGTAGTAGGTACTCATACAAAGCCTTTTCTTCGGTGCCCATATTTTCCGTCTTATCCCCATATATAGAGATAAAATTATCAAGGGTTGCGTCTATGGCTTGGAGCACTTTTTCCGCTGCCGCCTTTTCCTTCGCCGCGTCAAATTTAAAGATTAAAGGTTCTCCCTTATCATCAAAGCCGTAGGATAAGCCGTCAAGCTTTTTCATGGTCCCTATATAATCATCATAAAGACTTATGATTTCATTTATGTTATCCCTTTCGATGCCGGCAATCTTATCAGCTTTCTTTTCCGTAAGGCCTATAATAATGTCATTGACCTCTTCAAGCATCTCTTTCATTGTTTCGGGATAATCAGCATACGCGACCTTAATCTTTTCCCCGAGAGCTTTATATTTTTCTATGAGAGCTGAGAAATCTGTGTTGTCAACTCTGCCCTTGTTAAGCTTTTCAATGTCCTCTATTTCTTTGGCATAATGTTTATCGGCAAGGTCTTTTTCCTTGGCATAAAGCCTCTTTTTCATTTCAAGCTTTTCAGCATCTGTCTTGGCATATAGGCGATTTATTTCTTTAAGTTGTGCAACTTCTTCCTCTATGCTCATTTCCTTTATGGCTTTCTGGTCCTCAAGGAGTTGGAGCTGTTTTTCAAGCTCGGTAGTGGTTTCTTTTTCCTTTTTTGTGGCTTTGGAGCTATCGTAGAGAGGCGTATTCCGTAATGCATTCATTCTATCTTCAAGATTCCCTATATCCTTATCATATTGAGCTACAAGGTCAATAAGGGTCTGCATTCCTGTTGTGGCAACCTTTTCAACAGATACAGTGCTCAGCCTATTATTTTCAATATCTTCTTTTGCTTTGAGAGCTGCATTTACAAAGTCTGCAAGGCCCTGTTTTTCTTCTGCAAGAGCCGTATTATGGGCATTAGCTTCGTCCTGATATCCTTTAATAAAAGCTTTAATGCGGTCGCGCTCAGTTTCTAAAGATGCCTTTCTATCGGCCAATTCCTGTATGGCGGCTTCCCTTGAAGCTTTCATTTCAATATTAATTATTTCAGCAAGCCTTTCACGCTGAATTCCGTTTTCCGCAATCTCTTTCGCAACACTCGGGTATAACTGTATAAGCTCCGTTAACTGGCTAACACTTAAGTCCTCTTTTCGGGATAGAGTTTCGTAGGCAGAGCTGAGTTTATTTAATTCACTGGCGTAGTCTTCCAGGCTTTTTCTGGCCGTTTTTATCGTTGTAGTCTCTAAGTTGGCCACCCTTTGCGCTTCCTCCTGCGCTTTTTTCTTTTCAAGAATTTTGTTCTTATTTTCCTCTATGATTTTATTTAGAGCCTCCATTAAAGTTCCTCGGCCCTCTAAATCAGCGTTAGAGAATTCGAACGAATAGCCCAGTTCATTAAGAACATTAATAAGTTCCTCATTTTTAGTGATAAACTCCTCCATAATATCGAGGTCACCATCATATTTTGCTGAACCCTTTTCAAGGGCGGCGTTCCAGTTTTTGTATTCTTCCTGTGCCTTAATTAAGTCATCCTTAAGAGTATTTAACTGAGAGCCAAATTCATTCAGATCTGTTATATTGTCTTCACTTGCATTTTCGCCCATTATATTTTTGAATGTTAATGCCTCGGCATTAAGGTCTTTTTGCTTTTTTGCAACCTCGGCTATTTCCGTTCCTAAGGCTATTAGCGCACCAGCTGACACCGTAAGAACGGCGATAATAGGATGTGCATTTAGAACCGCTAATTCAGCCGAAAATGCTTTAGTGGCAACGCTTGCCGCTTTTAAAGCAACCACAATACCCGAAAAACCTGCTACAATCGCGGTTGTCCCAACTACAATGCCTTTTTCTTTGCTTATAAATCCCGTCATGGCTTGTACAATAGTTGTAAGCGCTTCTGTGCCCTCCTGAACAGAAGGTGCAAGAGCCTCGCCGTAAGCTTTAGCTAATTTACTTGTGGAAGCTCGAAGTGTATCTTGCGCTCCTCCTAAAGTCTTTAGGTATTCTGCCGCATTTCCTGTATAAGCCGCCATGTCTGCCATTCCGATGTTGTATGTTGCCTGAGCCTTTTCTGCTTGCGTGAGCTCGTTGACAGTCTTTCCTATACTTTCGGCATACTCCTTATACATAACAGAAATGTTTTTTGTCATTCCTGCGGCATCGCTGAGAACAGAGTTTTCATTTTTTATTCCTTCTGTAGTAACCCTAACAGCTTCGCTTACTGAATAGTGCGCTTGTTTGTTATAAACAGCAGTATCTGCTAATGCCTGAGTATATCTTTTGGCCTCTTCTAGAGCATACCCGTAAGAAGTAAGATTTTTAATCGATGCCGCTGCGTCGGCGGGCGTGATTAAGCCATCAGCTGAAATCTCCTGAACCGCGCTCATAGCATCAACAATATTTACTCCTAAATGTTCCATCTGGGAGGAAAGCCCATTCATGGTAGAGGTATATTGGTTAAAAGCGTCAAGCCCTTTCTTTGCACCTACTAATATGGCTGCAAAAGCTGCCCCTGCTGCAATTGATGCTTGATTAAAGGATTTCTCCATTTCCATACTTGAAGCTTTCACATTTTTAATATCTTCATCTACGGCCTTTAGCTTAGAGGAGAGTTCGTTGGCTCCGCTCTCGTCAATTTTTATTTGAATTTCACGGTTAATATCGGCTATCTGTTTTTCCGTTTCCAGCAATTTCTTTTTTGTATCTTCATTATGGGTACTAATAGAAAGATTTATTTCACCTTCAAGACGCTCTTTCTCGGAAGCAAGCCAGTCTAATTCTCCTCTGGCGTTCGTATCATCCTTGAGGGTCATATGCAAGTCTATGCTTTCTTGAAGTAGCCCCATCTGCTCCTCAATTTCTTGTAATTCCATTCTTAACTGTACAGTGCTGTCGCTTTCAACCTTAAACCTTACTGTCTGCTCAAGTTCTTTTTTCTGCTTTTCCAGCTCTGACATCTCTGTTTTAAGCTTCTTAATCTCCTCAGAATTAATTTTAAGCTGGAGCTCTGTTTTTAGTTTTTCCCGCTCTCTTTGAAGTTCTTGAAGACTTCCTTTTGCAGCGGCAACACCTTGCTTTACACCTTCCGCTGTAGCTCTTAAGCGAACCACCATTTCTTCTGCTACAATCAAATTATCACCGCCTTAAAATCCAAAGAAATCAAAACCGCTGATTTCTTCCTTTCTTTCTTCTTTATCCGGTAGCCTGTGCATTTCATTGTATTCGTAAATTACTTCTCCGATTTCATCAATATAATAATCGTTTAGAAGCTCCTTTTTTGTAATTCCAATAGAAAGGCAAACCGCAATTAACCTTTGTAACCAGTAGTCAGGGTCGGATTTATCTTCATTTCCTGTATTTTTTGGCTTATTTCTCCTGCTACTGATATAAACTTTCCCAGCTCGTTTACCTCAAGAAAAGCAAGTATAATTTCTCCGAATCCTGAAATTCCTATGTTTTCATCATTCAGAAGCTTTGCTTCGGGTATATTGGTAAGCTCCGATACAAAACCTACTACATAGGGCGGAGCTGTAACAAATAGAGCCGTAACTATCTCTGCTAGGGCCTTAGCATCTATTTCTGAAAACATATCCAGAATTTCTTCAAGGTTTTTGCCGGGAAAACATGCGCTAAGGAAGTCCTCCGGAAGTTCTTTTACCCTTTCAATGGCATTTAAAAGCCCCCCTATAGGAAGCTTCTTTATTTCATAACCACATACTTTTTTTACCTTTGGTATAGATAAAGCTGCCTTCTCTTGTATTTTGTTGAAATTAAACATGGTATCAATTCCTTTCCGAATTAAAAAAGAGCCACAGGGCTCTTTTAGTGTAAAATATTTACTGTTGCGAATAATTGTTGATGTAGTTTTGCAGGGCATCCCTTAAAGCTTTTAGCTCGTTATTTAACACTTCCACATATTCTAACTTTTCGTCTTTGACATAATTTGAAGGCTGGTCATAAACCGATAGTTTATCAATCATATCTACCATGGATACTAAGTCTTTTATTCTCTCAGCATACATTTCTGGTGCCTTTTCAAGCTTATTTATAGCCTCATGCATTTGTGCTTTTGCTTCATCAGCGACTTTAATCTTTGCTTTGATTTCAACTGTAATATCACTATCAGTAAGGGTATAGAAGTTTCCGGGAGTTGATTTATCTAACCCTATAGTTATCAAATCATTTAAAATTCCAAATCTAACAGTTAAATATTCAGTCAATTTATTATCAGCTTCTATTACAAGTTTTTCATAGTCCCTTTCCTCTTCTTCCGGCTCCTGATTTTCGGTTTTGCTTGAAGCTGATAATTCTCCTAACTTGCTGGACGATATACTGAATGCATCGCAATACGTATCGCTTTCAATGAAATCATACATTGCTAAATAATTGTAATCGCCCCATTCTTCTCTCGGAGCATCGGGCACTTGTTCTTTAACTAGATTATCATCTTTATATAAAAAAGCTACAGGACGAATAGAAATTTTATCTTTATCAAACCAGTGGTATGAAATTATATCGTCTCTTGTACTCCCTATCGGCATTCCGTCGATAGGCCGCCATACTTTAGTCTTTCCTATCATAATCCACTCTGCCGCATCATCGACATACTCGACCGCCACAGAACCGCCATCTATGTAATATATATATCTTTCGCTATAGCCCGTACTTTCAAGAATATCCCCTTTTGTGTACAATATTTTATCAATGCTATCTTTTGTCATACCCATTAGAATGCGTTCATTATCTTCATTTTTTATCCCTATATCAACGCTTTCGCTTTTTCCGCCCTCGGTGCTGTCACTTGTTTTAGTATCACTATTAGAACAACCTGTAATCATTAGCGTTAATAACAGTAGACATATTATCCTTTTCATAAAAACCCCTCCCTTAATAATACTATCAGTATACTAACAAGAGGGGCTTTATGTCAATTCCTACGGCTCAGTCGGTAAACTTTCTATGGTATCCAGCCATGCCAAATCAGCGGCCGATTCTGTGTCCTTAATCTCACCCGGGCTGTCGTCAATAACTCTTTTGGTAAACGTGCCGACGATTTGATAGGCATTAATTTCGGAGCCTTCGCCCTTTGTTTTGATGCCGGATTCATTAATTTCGCTTACTACGAATGAAAACATTTTGTACATACGGTAGTCTCCGCTTGCAGTAGCGCATCTGAAGGATAAGGCATATTCAAGATTCTTTCCCTGAGGATTCCACTTAAGAACCTTTGTTTCCGGGTCTATTTCTCCAAATCCAAGCTTAGCCATAAGTTCAAGGTCCATTTCTGCTACGGTAATTGTAACCTTAAGGCCATTCCAGCTTTTCATATTAAGATAAAGCTTATCGTCTGCATAAATCTTTGTTTCAGAAGAATCCGTTTCTTTGGTCATTTCCTGCGCTTCAGGAAGGTCAAACCCCTCTCCTGTTGTATAACCTTCTGTGTCGTTCTTAATTACGGGGAAAAGCTTCAGCCTTGAAAACCCCTGTAATGCCAGTTTTTTATTTCCAGCCATGCTATCAATTCCTTTCAAATTTCAATTATTTTATACTCTAAAATTACCCTGTTTATGTTTTCTGCATTTTGCTCCCGCTCATTTGCTGCTTCGCAGCCAAACGCCTCATATAGAGCCTGTTGTACCAAGTCTGCAATTATAAAAGGATTCCCTTTGCTCCAAATATCAATCTGGAGCAGGGGAAACCTGAAATAAACGCTGTCATCTGTATAGGCGCCCGGCCTGCGTGTAATCTGCGTTACGGTAATTTGGGGGTAGCCCTTTTTTATATCGTGCCAGTCTGAGGATATATTTTCCTTTTTAACTTGAGCCTTAAGCCCTTCATCGGCCTTTAAAATGTCTAAAATCTTTTGTTTTGCTCTTACTCCCATCCGAACCCGTCCTTTACGTCCTTTATAAGTGCTGCTTTGATATCCTCTTTAATGCCTTCGATTTCCTCTTCAAGCGACGGCCGTAAAAAGGACTGAGGCGGCATCTTTTCAGTGCCAAATTCTTGATGAGGAGCATAGTCTACGTTTGTTCCGATAATGGCCACTGTTTCATCCTCCGAAAATTCAAGCCTGTGATTAATGCTTTCTCGGAGGTATCCTGTATCTACAGGAGCCCTGCGCTTAGCGCCTGCCTCTATTTTCAAAGCGCCCTTTGTAACAGCAATTTCAACATTCGATGTCGGTGTCGCCATTTTTAAACACCCCCAATATAATCTCCGAATGGTTTTCCCAGTCGTTTACTAGCAAAACCAAATAAAAAAGACCTTCGCAGGCCACGTAATCGCCCGCTTTAAGTCCTCTTTTTTGGGTAAAACAGCGATACCTTACGCCGTCGTCCGATAAGCCGTATTGCTTCCGGGCAAGCTGGGGCGAGTAGGGCTGCCTATCAGTATCATAAATGTCATATGTAGCAATCATTTCAAGCTTTGTGTAGCCCATCCCTATGTCAACTTTTTTTGGTATAACCTTGGTTAAAGTATTGTTTAAAAACATTTAAACCACCTTTATCCGCCGATAGCGGTTTAAAGTAGCGGCATATCCAGTAATAATACCGTCCAGCTCGTCCTTACCGGCATAGGTCATGCTCCGGCTGCCTTGAGTCTCGGATATTACCGCTTTGCTGTCGGCACTGCGGTATTTATAAAGGTCAACGGCTATCTGCGCTATTGTATAAAACAACCCCTTAGGCAGCCTTTTAATGTTGCAGTAGCCCTTAACCTTTTCTACGCTTTCATTGATGTAGCTGGTAAGCCGCCCATCATTTTCCGTATCCTCTGGCTTGATATTAAGCCTGAGCTTCACTTCCTGTAGGAGCGCCTCCGGAGTTATCTCCATTTTCCTCACCGCCCTCCGGCTTTCCAGCTTCCTGAAGGAGGGGAAGCAGCTCATCAGCAGGCATCTTGCTGGCACCGGATATGCCCTTGGCCTTTGCAAGCTTCCGGAGCTGGGTAAGGCTCATATCTTCAAGGATTTCCTCGACCTCATTTTCCGGCGAGGAAATCCTTTCGAATCCTTTAGCTTCA